AATATGGCTAGAAAAAAGAAAGCAGATCAACCTATAGGTGTAGGATTAACATCTAAGCAGATGAAAAGAAAGAAACCCATTAATACTGATATGATGAGGGACATTGAACCCCTCACCGATAATCAGAAAAAATTATTCGAGTCTTATAAGAATGGAAAGAATCTTGTTGCCTATGGTGCAGCAGGAACTGGTAAGACTTTTATTACTCTTTACAATGCTCTTCAAGAGGTATTAGATCCAAGTACTCCCTATGATAAGATTTACATTGTAAGATCTTTGGTTGCAACAAGAGAGATTGGTTTCTTACCAGGAGATCATGATGATAAATCATTCTTGTATCAGATACCATATAAGAATATGGTGAAGTATATGTTTGAGATGCCATCAGATGCAGATTTTGAAATGCTTTATGGTAATCTTAAGGGTCAAGATACTATTGATTTCTGGAGCACCTCCTTCATTAGGGGTACAACATTAGACAGGTCTATCATTATAGTAGATGAATTCCAGAACTTGAATTATCATGAATTAGATAGTATAATAACAAGGATCGGTACAGACACCAAAATAATGTTCTGTGGTGATGCTACGCAGACTGATTTAGTAAAGCAAAATGAAAAGAATGGTATTCATGATTTCATGAGGATCCTTAGGATTATGCCATCAGTTGACATCATTGAGTTTGGTGTTGAGGATATTGTAAGATCAGGATTGTGTAAAGAATATCTACTTGCAAAACTGGAACTTAATTTATGACCTTTACCCATTGTAATTTCTTAGGTGATCTTGAATTAGAAAAGAAAGAAACTCCTGGCTGCCGACTGTATCATCTTCCTGATGGTCAGTGGGTTCCTTCTATCACGTCTGTAACTTCTTTTTACAATCGTGATATTTTTGTTAAGTGGAGAAAGAGGGTAGGTATAGAAGAAGCAAATAAGATTACAAAGAAAGCCACTGCACGAGGAACTGATTTTCATGAGGCAGCACAGGCATATCTAGAGAACAAAGAACTTAACTGGGATGATTACAGACCAGCAACCAAATTCATGTTCCATCATGCAACACCATATCTGGACAAGATAAATAATATACACGCTATAGAAAGAACCCTTTACTCTGAGTACCTTGGTCTTGCTGGTAGAGTTGATTGTATAGCAGAGTATGAAGGTGAGTTAGCAGTCATAGATTTTAAAACATCTGAGAAGATTAAACCTGAGAAGTGGTTGGAAAACTACTTTGTTCAGGAAACCTTTTATGCAGCAGCTTACTACGAACTAACTGAGATCCCTGTTAAAAAACTTATCACCCTTATGGTAACTCCGAGTGGTGAAGTAAAGGTATTTGACAAAAGAAACAAAGGGGATTATATTAAACTTCTAGTTCGTTATATAAAAGAATTTGTACATCACAATACTGGGGCATCTAATGGAGAATGAACTAGAGAAGGCACTCGAAAGTAAGTTCTTTTGTCCTGCAAGATTTGCACAGGAAATAGAGACTCTTGTTTATGAAAATAAGAGTATGAATTATATTGATGCTATCATTCATTTCTGTGAGAAAAATAGTATTGATTTGGAGTCTGTTCCTAAACTTATATCTAAACCCTTAAAGGAAAAGATAAAGTACGAGGCACAAGAGTTAAACTTTTTAAAACGTACTAGTCGGGCTAAAATTATTTTTTAGTCTCAGGGAAAATCGACTTTTAATTCCAAAAAAGTCGGAAAAAAAACTCCAAGCTTTTTTTGCCCTATTACTTTTTTTAAATAAAGAAAAATGACCTTACATGAACAAATCCTAGAGTCTTTCAACTCTTACATTGCCGAATCTGAATCTTTTGAAGATAAGGGTGTTAAAGTGGCAGGTACGAGAGCACGTAAAGCTCTTGGTGAATTAACAAAACTTGCAAAAGCAAGACGTGCTGAGATTCAAGATAAAAAGAATAATACTTAAACCTTTATTATTTTTTTATGATGCCCTTTGATGCCTATCGTTGTTATTTGTCTTTAAAGAATCATTTCACTAAAGATCATTATGATTATCATAAGTATGGTGGGAAGACAAGGGCAACAGTACAAGCTTTCTATAAAAGAAAAGATAGATTCTGGTTTGAGAAATTTGCCAGATCTAAGAATGATAAGGAAGTAGAGGAATTTTTTGTATCTAACTTTGTGAGTTCCACAGACCCTGCAACGATGTGGATTGGAGAAATGATAAGAGAGGGAGAAGGCAGATATACCGATTGGAAGAAAAAAGTGCAATCCCTCTCATATCTCTTTAAAGAGGAAATTGACACTCTTTTTGAAAATAAGCAATTAGACGAAATATTCGATTGTTCGAGTGGCCACCCTATTCTCTTAAAAAGTTATTTGGGAGGTAAAACCTCACTTGAAACATTAGTCATATGTGATAGAATATTTGAATATAGGAAAAACTTTGATAAACGACTAAATGACCCCGTGTGGGAAACCGTCAGTCGAAAAATAAAAAAGTATAAACCCTTCCTAAATATAGATGTACCCAAGTATAAAAAGATCCTTAAAAAAATAGTATTATGAGTTTTTTCGATTCCGAAGTTGTTAGAGCTGAAATGGTAGAGATTAGTGAACTTCAAGAAGAAGTTTATTCTAATGTCTTTAAATTTCCTCGTATGACTAAAGAGGATCAAGTTTACCATATATCCATTTTGGAGAGATTGTTAGATAAGCAAAGAGTTCTTTATACTCGTCTAAGTTTATCTGATGATCCAGAGGCAAAAAGAATGAAAATCCAAGTTGAAGAAGGTGCTCGTAAAATGGGACTTCCTTCTGAAGTGGATATGAATGTCTTATTTGCTAATATGAGTGATATGGTTGATATGATGAAACAGCATATTGACAAAGAATCTGCTAGTTGATAGAATATAAGGGTACATACAAGCCAAATCTCAATAAAATCTAAATGTCATTTTCAGACTTAAAAAAGCAGTCCTCTCTAGGATCTTTAACTTCCAAATTAGTCAAAGAAGTGGAGAAGATGAACAATGGTGGAGGAGGTGGTGATGACCGCCTTTGGAAACCAGAACTTGATAAAACAGGAAACGGTTATGCCGTTATTCGCTTCCTTCCTGCTCCTAATGGAGAGGATATCCCTTGGGCAAAAATGTATTCTCATGCATTTCAAGGACCAGGTGGTTGGTACATTGAAAACTCTTTGACAACTACTGGTGGAAAAGATCCTGTTTCCGAATATAATCGTGAATTATGGAATAGTGGTAATGAGTCAGATAAGGATGTAGTTCGTAAGCAGAAGCGTAAGCTTTCTTACTATGCAAACATCTATGTCGTAAAGGATCCTACTAATCCTCAAAATGAGGGTAAAGTCTTCTTATATAAATTTGGTAAGAAAATCTTTGATAAGGTCATGGAATCCATGCAACCTGAATTTGAGGATGAGACTCCTATTAATCCTTTTGACTTCTGGCAAGGTGCTAACTTCAAATTGAAGATCGTTAAGAAGGATGGTTACTGGAACTATGATAAGTCAGAGTTCGATTCAGTATCTCCATTACTCGAAGACGATGATGCACTTGAAGCATTATGGAAGAAGCAGTATTCTCTTTCTGCTGTTACCGCACCAGACCAATTCAAGTCATATGATGACCTGAAGAAGCGTTTGGACTATGTTCTAGGTAACAAGCAACCTGTTCGTCGTATGGATGAAGAGGTAGCAGAGGAAGATAACAGTCGTGGTTCTTATGCACCAGACTTCAATGCTCGTAAAGAGCCTGTTGCTGCTGTAGCATCTGCTAGTTCAGATGAGGATGATGCACTAAGTTATTTTCAAAAACTTGCAGAGGAATAATTAAGAATATATTTTAATATTTTCTCCTCTTACTAGGGTTTCACTCACATACTGGGTGGAACCCGTTTTATATGGCATAATTTGATCTACATCATTTAATACTATATTTAAATAGTTTTGTTTTAATATATAAATGGTTCTTTTTTCATCTTGTAAGTCTACTTCATAATCATAGTTAGTTACTTCGGTGGTAATAGGATTAGCAACTCCTCCTACATTTGTATAGGTTCCTAATTCAATATCAAGAAATTCCATTGAGAAATCTTTTGGAACATTAAGACCTTTTGGAAGAACTGTAGCACCAATAGAATTTTTTACTTCTTTTGTTTCATAATGATGTGGTGAGTTAATATTTTGATAAGTTTCATATTTGTCAAGGAGATATGTTTCAAAAGATTGTTGAGTCAGAGGCCATTCATTTTGAATATTAATTATATTATTGGATAAAAGAACTACCCAATCTAATGTGGAGTCCTGATAAACATCTAAAGCAACATTATCAGGTCTATCATCTCCTTTTATTGTGTATTTGGTGAAATATGTAACATTATTAAATATATCATCTCTAATTTTTGCTCTTTTGAAAAGGTTTTTTACTTCAATATATTCTGAACTGCTGTGAGATTCTGGCAGTCTGTTTACATATTCAAAATTAGGGACGTTGCGGAAGTAAGATGACATTTTTAAAAACCTATTTCGGTGGATGGAGCGTCACTATCTTGCATAGCGAGACCTGTATAATAATCACTTTCATAAACAGGATCAAGTTCATTAAATTGTAGATTCATAGTGTATGCAACCATACTTCTCGTAGAATCACTATATGTCATGTAACTATTATTGGGAGTATAATCTACAGAGCATGAGAGTAAGGCACATGTTTTAATTACATTAATGGAGGGGTGTTTCATCATTTTTCCCTGGTCATTAAATGTTACATAATCAATATTAAAGATATTTGGTGCTTTTAAAAATACATTACTAGATGTGGTCTTTACAGACATTCCTTGTTTAAAGAAATTTATAATACTTTTTATTTGTTGTGCTTCACGGGGATCTCTTGGGGACATTTGAAATGAAAATTCAAATGCTCTTAAACCTGGAGCATTGAATAGTAATTCCATATTGGGGTTAGCAATCGCACCTGTAGCCCTTGATAATAAATTTTGAGTTCCTACTGCTTCACCAGCAATTATTGCATTAAGTGCTTTTGCAACTCCTTTATTTTTTGTTAAGAAGTCACCTGCTTCGTTCAGAGCATCTCCAACTGCCTCGACTCTCCGACCTTTTTCTTCAATTATGTTTATTGCAGATGCTGCTCCAAATGCTTGCATAGGATTCATAGTAGATCCTTGCCAATCTACAGAGTTAAGATCTTTAATACCAGTAGTTATTGGGAGAGTGACTGATCCATTTATAGGACTGATTTTTCTCTGAAAATTTCTTACTGTTGGATCATTTAGGTCTATATTTATCTCACTACCACTACTTTGTTGCATCGTAAATATAATTCTATCTTGTTTGTTGGATGTTATATCCTGAGGATAGTAATAATTTCCATAGGTTTTTCTCACCTGAGTTGCTTCTATTGAACCAGTTAAATTTCTTAATCTTGTAGTATTAAAACTATCTTCAGTAAATTCATAATCATCCGAACCATTCTCTGTTGTAGTATTATTAGTAGTAGCGGTTGCATTTACTCCAGGTAACTTGCTAAATTTTTCGTTTTCTTTTAAGGCTGTTAAACTTCCTTCTTGTGCTACTAATGCATTAGTTTGTACTCCAGAAAATCTTTTTTGGTTTGTTTCTGCTCCTGTTTTATTATTAAATGCTGTTGTTATTTGTGATTTCGTTACTGTTTCATAATCCACCCCATTTCCTTTCCAGTCATTTGCTAAATTTTGTATACTAGTTCTTGTGGTTGGTTTCCATGTCCATTTTTCTGTAGATTCGTTATAAGATCCTGTAAAGGTTGAATTATCAAATCTATCATTATCCCATAGACTGTCTGTATGAACATGTGCTGTCCATTTAGATGTCCCATTCGCATAAGTTGCTTGATATCCTGCTATTTGTTTTCCTCCAACTAACATAGGCATATGCACTACATTGATGGGAGTGCTATCCTCACCAGCTGGAGCATATGTGGGATCGAATTGACCGTCCGTGTTATTTCCACTATAGTTGTTTGATGGAGTAGACATTAAAATATTTTTAGTTATTTATAGAGTTGTGAGGAAATATGCATAAGATATGTCACGTAGGTCATTTATTTCACTGGGTCGAACCACATAGAGGACTCCCCCAATCTCTTCCCATGTATAGTTTCTAAATTTCCCCCAATGATAATTAAGTCCTCGAAATCCCCATCGTTGAATATCAGTTACTGCAACTAGAGGATGTTGGTCATATTGAAGTCGTGGAGTTTTTGCAGTGTAAATGAATGTATAATATTGTCCTACATCAGGCACTACTTCTACATCTTTTAATGTATCCATAATAAGAAGCATCATCTCTTCAGGATCACTCATCTCCCTCAATTCTTCTTTGATAGGTGCAATTCGGTTATCACCTACTTGTTGGGAATATTGTTCAAAATACTCCTCATCAAATGGATTTTCTTCCTGAAGATACTTATCTACCATGATATATTCCTAGTTCTTGTTCGGTAATGATTTTAAATTCAATTTTTCTATCATTACAAAACTCTCTTGCTGCAGCCCATTTAGCAGTATTAACTGCATAGGTTTTGCATTCATAGAGATATGATTGAGTCACTTTCTTTTTCTTTTTAGGAGGTTGGGTTTGTTTCTTGGGTTTTACTTCAATCACATAAGTTTTAATTTGCCCAGTACTTTCTTTTACTTTAATAATAAAGTCTGGATAATAACGATGAAACCGATTATCAACAGGAGAGACATATTTAATATAGAATTCTTCACTACCCCACTCAAGAATATTTTCATTTAGATCACAATAGTTGCAGAATTTCGTTTCCCACGTACTCCTACATATAATATTATTCGGATTTCCCTTGTATTTTTTGGGAAAAGTGGGTCTGAAGAAACTCTTTTTACTTTCTCCCATTATACATACTATATCAGTAGTAATATTTATAGGCCTAATGGCACAGATAATACGCCCCAGAAAGGTTGGAGTATCAGATTTAAAAAAATCTATTTTAAATACTGCTCTTACTACCCATTATGAGTGTTGGTTTAATCCTCCTGTTTCGGTTCAGAATTTAATTGCCGATGTAGAAAAAGATGAGGACTATACGTTGTCTTGTTTGGAAGCAGCATTACCTGGAACTTCTTTAGCTACGGTTGAGTTGCAGAATGATCATAGTGGGATAACAGAGAGACATGTACATCGAAGACAATATGATACTACTGCTTCATTTACATTTTATGTTGATAGGTATTATAGGCAGATAAAGTTATTTGAAACTTGGATTGGATATATTGTAAATGAACAAAATAAAGCAGATTTTAATTATTTTTATCGAGTTAATTTTCCAAAATCTTATCAAACAAATATCTGGATTACTAAATTTGAAAGAGATTTTAATAAACCTCAAAAAGTAAATGAAAATTATGATGAACAGCAACTCACATATCTATTTTTAAATGCATATCCTGTTAGTATTGATTCAATGCCAGTTTCTTATGACGGAGCACAGACATTAAAGTGTACAGTTAATTTTAATTTTAGTAGATATATTACGGGAGCAACTGTACCTACACCTATAGCTTATAAAGTTACAGGAGAGAGTGATAGTTCGCAGTTTATAGGTGGACAAGGATTTAATGAAACTGGAGTAATGGCTACAACTAATGAAGGAGCATCAGAATCTGCATTTGCTGCAAACAGATTGCAGGAGATGGGTATAAATTTCGATGAGACTGGTAATTAAACTACAAATAAACGTGCTAAATAAAATACACTGAAATTTCTATAGGATATTATGCCTTTACCCAAGATTGCGACCCCGACATATGAGTTGGAATTACCTTCGACTGGACAAACAATTCAATATAGACCTTTTTTAGTTAAAGAAGAGAAATTATTGGTTTTAGCTTTGGAAGGTGAAGATGTTAAAGAGATAACAACGGCCATTAAGAATGTTATAAAATCGTGTATTCAGACAAAAGGAATTAAAGTAGATACACTTCCTACATTTGATATTGAGTATCTATTTTTAAATATCCGAGGTAAGTCTGTCGGAGAGGAACTTGAAGTTAAACTTCTTTGTCCTGATGATAATGAAACTTATGTTCCCGTGACTATTCCTATTGATGAGATTGGAATATTGAAGACTGAGAATCATACTAATAAAATTAAATTAGATGATTCATTAGTAATGGAAATGAAGTATCCATCTCTTGCAGAATTTATTAAAAATAATTTTGATTTTAATAATGATGCAACTATGGATCAGTCTTTTGATTTGATTACTTCATGTGTAGATAAAATTTATAATGCAGAAGAAGTTTGGACTGCTGCGGATTGTACTAAGAAGGAGATTAACTCATTCTTAGAACAGATGAATTCTTCTCAGTTTAAAGAAATTGAAACTTTCTTTGAGACTATGCCTAAACTTTCTCATACAGTCAAGGTTAAGAATCCAAAGACTAAGGTTGAAAGTACTATAGTATTGGAGGGACTCTCCAGTTTTTTCGGCTAGGTATGATTCACATGAGTCTGGAAAATTATTTTAGACTTAATTTTTCTCTCATGCAGTATCATAAATATTCATTAACTGAGATTGAAAACATGATTCCTTGGGAAAGGGACGTGTATGTTGAATTATTGAGAGCACACCTAGAGGAAGAAAAACTCAAACAGCAACAAGCGAATGCCTAGTTCTATAAAACTTACTGAACCATTAGACATCCTTGTAGAGTATGGATATCTTGATGACGATACTCCATATCATAAGGCATTAAGTAATGCTGTCATGGATTTTGCAGAGGATCCAAGTCTAGGTGGTGAATATAATAAAGATTATGTGATGCTTCTTCAAGATGAGGCAAAGAAAGAACTTAAGTTAAGAAGAAAAAAAATAGATGTTAAATCATTTAAAGAAAATTTTTTAAATAAAAAAGAAGAACCTGTAAAAGCAGATGCTACGGGTACAAGTTCTATTGTTCCATATAAACCTCCAGCACCGACTCCTGACCTATCTTTACCTGAAGGAGAGGAACAGAAGCAAGAAACAGAAGGTCTTAAAGGAATAAGAGATATTCTTGATGATATATTAAAGGTATTGCGTTTAGATTTTAAGGGTGATAGAAAGGAAGCAAGAGATGCTCGGAAACAAGAAGCAAAAGATAAAAGAGAGAAAAGAGAAGGTAAGTTAGAAGGAGGAGGCCTTAAAAAATCATTAGGTCTAATTGGAAGTTCTGCTAAGGCATTGTTATCTCCTTTCCAGAGTATTTGGGATGCTTTAATTAAGTTTCTTAAGTTTACATTACTGGGAGTGCTTTTAAATGACACTCTTGATTGGTTTAAGGATCCAAAGAATCAGAAAAAAGCACAAAGAATTGGTAAGTTCTTTAAGGATTGGTGGCCTGCATTAGCAACTGCAGCAGCGTTATGGCTTACTCCTTTGGGTGGATTATTGGCAGGAGTAGTGAGTCTTCTAACTGCTATTATTCCTAAGTTGGTAATTGCAATAGCTGCCAATCCTTATGCAGCATTAGCACTAGTAGGGACGGGTCTTGCTGTGTGGGGTGTAACGAGCCTTGCGAAGAATTTAGGTGGTGATAAAGAAGGAGAGAATCTAGCAGAAGCACAGAATCAATCATCAACACAACTTCAAGATGAAGGGATGGGTGCTGGTGATGCAGAAGTATTAAGTCAGTCAGTAACGACTAGTAATGTTAATAAAATGACAGAAGGAGATACTAATATAAGATCCAATACTAATATGCTTCAAACAGGGATGAATGATCCTTTAGGTGGTAATAGTATGGGAAGATTTAATTTTAATGAAGGTGGTTTAGTTCAACATTATAATGATCAAAAATCAGCTCAGAATTTTGTTCAAAGGTATAATGAAGGTGGATTAGTTCAAAACTTTAATGAAGGTGGAATGGTTGATAAGGAATTGGTTTATAGTTTAAAGAAATTTAAGACGGAAAAGGTGGTAAAGGGAGGTGAAATAGAAAGAACTAAGACTAGAGAAAAAACTCAAGGTTCTATTAAACTTGAAGATCTTTATGAGCATCAAGAGCAAATTCTTTCTCAATTACCTCAAGGAACAACCATAGAAAGTATTGTTAATGGAACATCTGGTATCGATGCTGAAGTTCTTTATCCCATACTGCAGAATAGTGATGCACAGGCAGTTTCTAATGCTAAAGAACGTGCTGTTAATATGCAATTTCTACAGGATAATAATTTAATAAATTCTGATAACAGTGTAAAAGGTTATAGTTCTTTTAATCAAAACTTTAAGGGTGGTGGATTAGTTAATAATTATCAAAACTTTAAGGGTGGTGGATTAGTTGAGACTTATAATAATCTTACTAAAATTAAAAATTATAAACAAGGTGGTTTTGTATCTGGACCTGGTGGAGTAGATAAAGTTCCTGCAAGATTGACTGCAGGAGAGTTTGTGATGAGTAAGGGTGCAGTTCAGAAGTTTGGAGTCAATACCTTGGCTTCTATGAATGCAGCTGGTGGAGGAACTAATGTCCCAACAATTACTCAAGAATATAATCAAGGTGGAGTAGTTCAATATTTGGAAAATGGAGGAGTAGTAGGAGATGTGATGAAAGAACCCGTAGGAACTCCAATTGTACAATCTACGAATAGAACAATTACTTTACCTACTATACCTAAACAACAACAAGATCAGAAAATGGAGATGACTAAAAATGATATTCCTGAGTTTAGAATTCCTATAGTATCTTCTCAAAGATCTATGGTGATAGCGTCATTAGGTATTCAGGATTTGATAGGAGGATAATAGGATGATGTTAGCAGCATTAGGAAAAACATTATTAAAAGGAAAAGCAAAGAAAATTGCTAAGGATAAATTATTGAATAGAAAAAAGAAAACAAATAAAAGAAGAATGTCTGTTAAAAAGATAATGGGGATGGATGATGAACAAAAAAAAGGTGGAGCATTAGCAGTTAGACCTACTACGGATTTGGTTGGGGATATAAAAGATTTTGATCCAGTGAGTGATACTTCAGGGGAGTCGGATATAGTAATTATTAGAAAGCAAGTAATACAAGTAAGAGATATATTAAAGGATAGTTATACGGCTAAAAAAGAAGAAAGAGAGGAGGAAAGAAAAGCAAGACAGACCGAGAAGAGAGAAAAAAGAGAAGAAGAACTGGAGAAACCAAAAGTAAAACCAAAAGAATCTAAAGGGAAAATGCCTAATCTTAAATTGGGTATTGGTAATTTCCTTTCTTGGTTAGTGTTTGGACTTGTAGTTAATAAACTCCTTGAATTGATGCCACAATTAAGGAAAATTTTTAGTTGGCTGAAACCTATTGTTAATTTTATAGGTGGTCTTTTTAAGGCAACGATGGGATTTGTAGTTGGATTTATTGACTTATCATATGCTGGTGTAGAAAAATTAGAAAAATTAATGGAGGCCATTGGTGGAGAAGGTGGTAAAGAATTATTTGAAAGGTTTGGAAAGTTATTTACTCAGGTACTTAATGGTGCATTGATTGCTGCATTAATTGGAGCAAGAGTGGGTTTATTTAAAGGAAAACCTAAAATTAAGCAACCCAAGAGAAGTTTTAGTGATCAAGTAAAAAGAAGAAGAAACTTAAACAAAAGATTTTTTGATCCTCAACGTGGTGATAAAATATCAAGGGCCAAAAATATTAAAAAACTTAGAGCAGACAAATTAAAGAGAGTAAAAAAGTTTGGAAAACTAAGAAGATTTGCTAGGTTTAAGAATTTTGGTAAAAACCTATTAAATTTTAAAAACCTTAAGAACCTTAAAAATCTTAGAAGTTTTGGTATTGGAATGTTGGCTGACATGGGAGTAGATCGACTCTTTCCAAATCAGGCACAAAACGTTGCTAATTTACAATCAAGAGTTTTTAAAAACTTTAAAAACTTTAAACCTGGCCAGACTCTGAAAAATGTTGGTGAAGGGGTAACCGATGTTGCTTCAAAGGCAAAAAATGTAGCAAAAACAACAGCAAAAAATTTATCTACGGCAGCAAAGACAACAACCAAAAATTTATCTACTACGGCAAAAAAATTAACTCCTGCTCTAAAATCAACAACCAAAACATTAAGCACTGCAGCAAAGACAACAGGGAAGTCCACATTAAAAGCAGTTTCAGGTACTCTTAAGTCTGCTAAGAAAATTATTAGTCCCATTGTAAAGAAAATTCCTTTTGTTGGTGCATTAATTGATTTTGCTTTAAATTATTTTGTATTTAAAGAACCTTTAGGAAAATCTGCATTTATGGCAATTGGTGCTGGTGTAGGTGCGTGGCTTGGTGGAATGTTAGGAACTTTAATTCCTGTCCCATTTGTTGGAACTGCCATTGGTGCTTTTATAGGTGGTGCTGGTGGTGATATGTTAGCTGGTGCGATTTATGATGCTATTTTCAAAGAGAAGGAACCTAAAAAAGAAGATGGTGAAGATAAGGAAATGAAAGAGGAGAGAACCCTTACTAATAGATTTGATATGGACACAGGAAAAGCATATATTAATAATCAAGAAGTTTCTACTGATGAGTATAGTGAATTTATAAACTTATCAAAAGAAGAAAAATTAGACAAATATGGCATAATAAAAGTTAATTCTAAAGATATTATTTCCAATAATACTCAAAGTAAAGTAGAAGGATTGGATACTCATCCTTCTTATGCTCAAGGGGGTATGATGGTTGTAGATAATACTACTACATATATACAGCCAATAGAAGTATAATAAAAGATATATGGCAGTCGAAGAATCCTTACAATTTAATGTATTTGAAATTCATTCAAATATTGATGGCCAGATTATTGATTTACGGGCAGGTACTCCACGTTTTGAGTATCGGGAGAGTGTCTTTTCTCCTTATGTTGAACTCACTGCGTACATAGTGGATACGGGTAATACTGTACCTGCTGATGATGGTTCTGATTCTGCTATTGGATTATTGGAAGGTGGTTATTGTCAAGGAACAGAAAAAGTATTATTTGATATACAAGATAGAAATGGTTTTAAAGTTAATTTAGCTCATCAGGATGGTGCTGATTTAAGATTGTCTAGTGTAACTAGTTCTAAGCAATCTTTTCAAAACCAAACTTATATGGTAACTGCGGTAAGTAAAGAAGCATTTGATAATACTCTTTTAGATAATAGATGTAAAATGCAGTATAGTGGAAAGATATCAGATATTGCATTAACTATTCTTCAAAAGGATTTGAAATCTGCTAAATGGAGAGATACATTTGTTGATGAAACTCTTAATGAATATCATGAATTTGGTAGGGATCGATATCCATTTGAAATGCTTTTAGATATTCAACAACTTGCTATTCCTAATTTACAAACATCAGATGGTCAAAATTCATTAGGAAACACTGCAGGATATCTTTTTTGGCAAACTTGGGATAGATTTCATTTCAGATCTTTGGATCAGTTATTTGATACGACGGATAAGAAAATTAAAAGATTTATTGAGAATAAAAAAGCAGATACTGTGCTTCCTGTGGGTTATCATGCTAAGATTTTATCTTCGGTAAGTCATCGTAGTATTGATGCTTTAGCAGATTTTGAATCGGGGGCAAGAGGAAGTAGAATTGAAGTTTTTAATGAAGTTACAAAAACTTATGAAGCTTATCCATTAACTGCAGCAGATAAAGGAAATGGAATTCTAGCAGGAAAACATTTACCCACATTTAATCCAGAGTATGATGATAAACAGACATCAGTTCAAAGAACAAGAGCTGCGGTAGGTCAAACTGTTAAAGGTCATGAAACTATAGAATCTCAAGTAGAAAAAACCGATCAACCCAATTATGAAGTAGAATTAATTTTTCAACAAGCACATCAAAGTTATAGGCAAAAAATGAATATATCCTTAGAGATTGTGATTGGTGCAGATTTAAGTTTGAAAGCTGGTGATTTAGTTTATTGTGAATTTGAGGAACTCACTACAAAGAAAACGGTGCGGGGAAGTAGGTTCCGAGATAGTGGCATATATATGATAGCGGATTTATGTCATTATGGTGACGGAACTACTGCTTTTACTGGATTAAATTTAGTAAGAGACTCTTATGGTGATTCCTATAGTGGAGAATCCGAATCTTCATGATATAATGAATAAGTACGGAGAACTAACATGACAACTAAAACCCCCGATCACAATTTGAACCACGAAGTATATCTTGACCCTAAAGATGGGAAAGAGCATATCAATCATGGTATGTTAGAGTACAGTAAAGAAGATTTAGAAATGCACAATGATGCTTTTCATGCTCATAGTGATGATGAAGTAGATAAGAATGAAGGTAAGATTAATGATTGGCATACAAGGCATGAGGATCAACACTTAGAAGTTTATTGTGATAACCACCCTGATTCTTTAGAGTGTAGGGTATACGACGATTAATAACTAATGGAATCACAAATCCAAAGATACTCACGAAGATTAGTAGAAGAGCAACTGGGTCACAGTAGATTGCAACTGGCCCAGATTGCGGATGATATCAGCACGGTTAAAACCGAACAGGATACAAAGTTTAGTGATGATCAAAAGACTCATTTAATCAGATATAAAATAAGGTTATTTGGAATTCATAATGCAGATGTACCTTCACCTGCATTGCCTTGGGCATATCCTAAAAATTCTACCTCAGGATTAAGAGGAGAGTCTATTGGTACAGTTACATATCCTCGTGGTACATTTGTATATGTAACACAAGATCTTCAATCAAATGAATACTTTATTGAGAGAGTTGCTCCCAATACTGTAAAAAATTTACCATTAACTGCAGAGCAAGCTTATACTCCTTTAAGTGGTTTTGATCCATCAAATACTTTATATCCTGTACCTGATTTTAATTGGCTGGATGGAGCATTAGTACCAGGAAATGAAGAGTTTAATGTTTCATTTAGATCATATGCAGATTATCTTCAGAATACTCCCAGAGATGAAGCAAAGTGGCAGTTTCCAGTATTAGATGGTGCAAAGAATACTGTAGGAGGAATGTCTTCTGCAATAGAAAATGCAATAAAAGATGTTGAAAAATTAAAAAAGGATTTGATAGGAAGTAATAGTGCTTTGAGACAAAGTTTAGAAACTCTTGATAATGCAGAGAGGTCTGTTGAAGCAATTTCTCAGGCACTTAGTAAGCAAGTAAAATTAATAAGTGGATATATTAATACTATTATGGCTAAGGTTCAGAAAAAGTTCCTTAGAAAACTTAATACGGCAATGAATTTGGTGACAGCTAATTTTCCGTTATCAGGTAAGTTTGCTAATAATAAATTAATAAATCAGGCAATTAAAGCTCTTTCTTGTGCCTTTAATCTCTCAATAGCGGAGATGCCAAATCTTGTTGGTCAAGGTTTGCTTTCAGTTATTAATAAAGTTGTTAATACTGCTAGTTGTTTGATAGAAAATTTTGTATCTAATTTTGTTGGACAAATTGTTGGTCAATTATCTGCATTAATTAATGGTGTTATAGGAACTATTTCTAATGTTCTTGGTGGAGCAACTGATATTTTAGGTTCTATTGGGGATGTTTTAGGTTCTATAATGGATCTTTTGAATTGTGAAGTCAGTCCCTCTCAAGATGATCCTGTTGTAAAAGAATGGAATTTTTTAGATGGGGGTAGTCCCGTAAAAATTACTTTAAATACGGGTAATATTTTTAATAAGGCTAAAGTAGTTGGAGAAAAATTTCAAAAACTTACTAAAGTTCCAAAAAATATTAGTAAGTATAAATTTAAATTTGACCCTCAAGAAGCAGCGGCTAATACTCTAGATCAATGTGATACTGGTCCTATAGAATGTGGTGTTCCTCAAGTTAGTTTCTGGGGTGGAACAGGGTCTGGAGCAAAAGGAAATGCTGTTGTTTCTGTTGAGACGGGACAAGTGGCACATGTGG